GCCGGGGCGTGGAGGGTTGCTTGGCGCGGTCTGCTGGCTGCCGCCGGGATGGACGCCTAAGGCGCCTGAAACAGCTTTGCCTACATTTGCGATGTCAGCTAGTAAATTCATGTTTTTAAGCCGCCTGCATTAAGTTGCCGAACTGGTCGCGCTGTTGGCCGAGCAGGCTTAGGAATGTCGGGTTGACGTCAGATTGGCCGGCGCTTGGCGCGTTTTTGCCGGCGGTTTGCGGGCCGAGGCTGTAATTAGCCAAGGAGCTCGGGGTGTAGCTTAAGTTTGGCGCGGCGAGGACCGGGTTGGCGTACTGGTTAGAAAGCTGGGTGATTTGGCCTAACAGGCTGTTAATTTGCGGGTCGTACTGCGTCGTGCCGTTTTGGGCGGCCGACAACTGGCTTAAGATATTGGCCCGGGTCTGCGCGATGCTGGATTTCAGGCCGTTTTGCTGGCCGTAAAGCTGCTGGTCAAGGTTAGACAGGTCGTTTTTATAGGTCGATTCGGTCTGCTGCCAGTTGTTATTCAGGTCGGAGGCGTTGTTGCCGTAGGTCTGCTGGGCGTTATTCAGGTTTTGGGAGCCGTACATGGCGGCGGCGTAAGGCGCCTGCTCATAGGCGGCCGAGCTGTTGCCGGCGCCGTTGATTCCCAAGAGCCGCTGCAGGGCATTGGCCTGCGCGTTGGTGTTGGTGATGATGTTGTTGCGGTTATTCAGGTAGCCTTGGGTGTTTTGCTGGTTTTGGGTGTTGAACTGGTTTTGGGCCAGCGAGTTTTGCTGGTTGAGCTGGTTTTGCGAATTCTGGTAACTGTTTTGGATGTTGCCGAGGCCGATGTTTTGCTGGTTATCAAGCTGGCCGAGCTGGCCGTTTAACTGGTCAATAATTGCTTGGTTGGGGTTGGCGGTACTGACCCCTGTTACGCCTGTGCCGGTTGAGCCGCTGCTAGTGCTGCCGGGAACTGTCGGGGCGAAAGTGGCCACGCTGGTCGTGTTGGCGCCTAGCGTGCTGGTTGGCTGGGTGGCGACTTGGGTGTAAGGCTGCGTAGTGCCCAAGCCTGTCAGGTTTAAGCCGGAATTATTTTGTCCGACTGGTGCTATTCCTATTGCCATTACGAGGGACTCCTAAAAGTAAAATGAATATTACTTCTACATGACCTCGTTATGGAGTGTCGAGCTGCCGGCGTCGGCTGACTCTCGTAGTATTGTTTAATATATAACATATCGCTTGTGTTTTACCAAGTCTTAAGGGGCGGTTGCCCGCCCCCAAAGCCTTATTTCTTGCTTGAGCCTGAATCGCTCGAGCTGGCAGCCGGGTCGACGACCGGGTTGCCCTTAGGGTCTTGACCGGGAGGCCCCGCGGTAAAAACATTAGTGCCATCTTTCGTAGTGAAATCGGGCTCGGTTTTTACGTCGCTAGAGTTAGCCAAGAAATCAGCCGCGGCGGCGTCTTTCTTGCTCTGCGCGTCGATTTGGCCTTGGACCTTGGCCGACGCCTCCTGCTTGAGCCGGGCATCACGCGTCTTGTTGACGTCCTTGGCGATTAAGCCGAACGCGTAATCGACTACGGCACGCTCCGTCGGGCTGTCGATGCCCTTGGGAAAGTCTTTTTTGTCGACTGTGATGGTGGCCGTATTGTTGACGTCCTCCGGGTCCCAAAACTTAAACGTAACAGCGTTGTCGCCAACGTCGTACGATAAGTGAAAGTTACCAATACCATATTGCGGCATAGGTGCTCCTTTCGTGAGTATTATTGGCTGCCGACGTTGATTTCGCCAGCGTCAACCTTGACATCCTGCCGCTTGTGCAGGTTGTCTTTGTAGACGTTGAAATCGTGGTCCATGCGGCTAATGTCGTCGGCACTGGCCTTGGGCACAGTTACTTTGGAGCCGGCTGGGTATAGCACGCTGTTGTGGCGAATATCGTTGTCGAGCCTGATTGTTGTTGTTTCGCTGTCTGCCATAGTAAAAACCTTTCTATTGGCCGGGGGCGGCCGAATTACCGCCCCCTAGATTACTACGCTGGTTTAGTAAGCGCTGGCGCTTTCCAACCGGACCATGAAGTTGTTGTTCAGAATCACCGAGGCGAATCCTGTTTTCCAACCCATTGTCATTATTTGGTGCAGTGGGTCGGCCACTGTACCGGGACCCTCAGTGTACATTTGCATTGACTGGAGGTCGGTAACTGCGTACGAATTCTGACCAAAGACGTAACTGGTGTGAACGGTTACGGTTGACGCGATAGTCGGAATGTTGTTCGAACGAACGACGGTTACGCCACCAAAAATGGTGATGGTCCCCTTATACAGCTCGTTCTGCTTGGCTGGGATGGCCTGACGGTACACCGTATTTTGGAACGTGGTGTCAGTCATCAGGTCGGTTTCGACGCTAGGGTCGACTACCAGCACGAAGTTACCATCATCGAACTCGGTAGCACCGTTGTTACGGAGCAGGGAAACGGCCTTGCGGACTTCCAAGAAAGTCAGCACGTTGCCGGCAGCCAAGCTGGTCCGGCCGGCCACTGCGCCTGCGTAAATAACATTAGTGCCGGCAACCACTGTGGCGTTGATTAAGCGGTCGTAGGACCGCGCGCCCTGAACGCCTAGCAGCTCTGTAGTTTTTTGGGTTACAGGGTGCTTGACAGTCAGTGATGCCAAGTCGGTTAGCGTAACGTACGCGCCGATTTGGCTGATGGTTGCTGTGGTTGGAGTGGACGACAGCGCGGTGTTGGTCGGGGGCGTGCCCTCGGTCAACGGCGTTGTAGCCACCGCTAAGTCAGCGTATTGGGTAAATGAAATTGTTTTTGACGACTGAGCCGGGATATTTTCGGTGTAACCGAACTGGTCCAGCACAGTCTTGTACTTTGCCTGCACCTGCAGTTTCTTACTAAAGTAAGTCTGCAAATCGGCGGACAAAGTCGATGAAGTTGTGTTTGCCATCTAAAACCTCTTAAATTTGTGAATTAAGAGCCGATGACCACATCGCCCAAGCGGGCCTCCATATCCTCAAGCGATTCCTCGCCTTTACTCGTGGAGGAGCTACCCCCAGGATTTTCGACGTTGGCCAGCATTGCTGCTGCGTCTTGTTGCTGTTGTGTAGCGCCCTGAGTGTTGCCGCGCTCATAGATGTCGTACATCGACTTGTAAAAGTCGTAAAGCGGCAACTCCGCGTTAAGCACAATCCCATTATCGTCGGCCTGCAGCCGTGATGCCCTAAGATATGCGGCCTGCACCTGTTGGGTGAAAGCCGGGTCGTAGTTTTTCGAGTTTTCATCGAAAACTGGCATGTCGTGCATGGCTTCGACGGCTTCGCTGCGTAGCGTCGCGTTTAACTCCGCGATTTGGGTACGTTGCTCTTTGAAAAGCATTTCCTGACGCAGTGCCTCGACCTGAGCCGATTGCTGGTCCATACCCTCGTTGACCAAATCCTCCTCTGATTTCGGAGCATAAACTTGGTCAATCTGCTGCGCAACTTGGGTGCGCGCGCGTTGCCTTTGTTGAAAAGCTTGGGCCGCCGCACGTTGGCGCTCCTCGGGCGTAAGCTCCTTTGGAGTGTCTGCGGGCTTTCCGTCCTCGCCAGTCTTTGCAGGCTGGTCGGTAGGCGGCTTTTCCTCGCCCTCGGCTGGTTTGTTTTCGGCTGGCTTATCACCTTGACCCTCGCCATCTTTGGCGGGTGGAGTCGCTGCGGCATCATCTTTGCCTTTATCTGCAGCGGGCTCTGCGGGTGGTGTTTCGGCCGGCTGGTCGTCTGCCGCCGGTGGATTGCCGATTAGCGGTATGTCGGGCATATCGTCTATTTCGGCGGTAGCATCTGGCGCTGCTGGTGCATCTGCCATATACATCCCCTTTCTGACTATTGGATTAGGTTGTCAACCATGCTATTTCTTACTAGGGGAGCGACCCCATCTGATAACGCTCAGTTTAAGGCGGGTGCGAGGTAACACCAGTGGCCGGCCAAAGTAAAGGGGCTTAATCCTTAGAATTGGCCGGTCGCTGGTGTTACCTCTCGGGGATAGAGGTGTCGGTTTCGTCCTCTAGGCGATATGTTCCTTTCGCGTCTTTTACTAACAACTTGCCCGGTGGTATCGGCAT